CACCCAAACCTTCACTGCCGATAACACCCGCCAGGTCTTTAAAGAACGGAACTGTTTTGTCTTTTATATAGCGGGAAACCGATTCAACAACCGGCAAAAGAAGCATGCCGAAATCCTCTGCGACGTTCCCGACAGCTACTTTCATTCGGTCAAAGTCTGTTGCGGTTGCCGACGCTAAACCACCAACCTGTGATTGCACTTCTCCAAGCACAATTTTCTGTGCACCAAGCAAGTCACCCGTTTGAACCAACTTTTTGATTTGTTCTTGTTGCGCTTCGGTGAAGTTGATACCCGCTTTACGTAACGCCGTGATACCCCGAGTAGGGTCGGCGAGTGCTTTACCGAGTTGCATTGCTGCACCCGAACTAGAACCGAACAAGTTGCCGAGGTCTTGTGCCAAAGTAACGGCTTGGGTAAAGATGTCGTTGCCAGCACCGACTTCGTTCTTGACCTGCTTAAAGGTCAAAAGAAGGTTTGCTGAGGACTGGATTAGTTCATCATCTACACCGATTTGTTCCGACAACTTCGATGAAAGTTCAGCAACACCTTGCGCTGATATTCGGGCTGCCCCACCCGTTGTTTTGATTAGTTGCTCGGTTGCCTTCATTACTTTTTGTGATTCGTAGGCTGCCGAAACAAGTTTTGTTCCGATAATTCCACCGACTACAGCGACGGCTGCACCTGCTTTCGCAAGTCCTTTAACCATTGCGCCTGTGGCTTGGTCAACTCCACGTAGACCGAACGCAACTTTTTGACCGTTTGTTTCTAGCCGTTTGAAATCAGCAATCGCTTTGTTGATTCCTTTAGCGTTAAAGGTAGAGACAATGGGGACTATGACAGCCATTAGAAGTTACTCTGCCTTCCGTTGACTATCCGTTCCGCTTTTGCAGCTGCATCTTTTACGGCTGAAATAACAGCCTTTTCGTTTTGGCGAACTGCAGGCCACATCACACGGGAAGCCTTATTCCCGATTTTCGTGAGCAAACCGATGAATTGTTGTCCTGCACGACCGTTGCCGTTGGTCTTTGAGCCAGCCATATCGTAAATGACACCGCCAGCGTTGCGCTGTACGAGTGCTGCAATTCGATAACTGCTTTTGCTTTTAGTCGCTTTTTTATTGACAACACTTTTTACACCCGACATAGCCTGGCGCTGGTTGTAATGAGGGAACTTGCCAGTTCCTTTCTTATTTACCCAACCACGCATTTGACCGTCGGCAGTGTTATATCCGCTGTCCGGATACCGAACACGGGCGCTGGTTTGCGCTTTGCTCATCGCACCTTGGATAGCGGTAATTGAGGCGTTGTAAGTTTCAACGTCAACCTTCTTTAACTCACGCATAGTTTTATCCACATTTTGTATGTAGATACTAAACAGAGCCATGCAACGATATTAGCGTTTCATGCGTGATTTCTGTGCACGATACTTCAGGTAAGCGTACATTGTGTGAATCATCTCGTCGCCTTCAGCCATTAGGTCTGTTGGCGATATACCTGTTTCGCAGGCTAAGACGGCAATTGACCAGTGGGCTGAATCGTCTCCAAAGGGGTATCACTTGGCGAGTCCACAACTTCGACATTCTCAACGGTGTCAATCCAGTCAGGGTCAAACTTTTTGCTTGTCAACTTCGCACGGTTAAGCGCACTCCACGCCAACCAAGCCAAATCGGTTAGCCGAAGTTCTTGCTCAAATCGGGCTACCGAGCGTTGCCATGTGCGCTCAAATGACACGAAATCTGAGAACTGGGCTGTAACAACCTTTTCTTCTCCGTCAAAGAATGTGACTTTCATCTGCATTTTCATTTTATGCTCCGCTAATTTCTGTCGGTGTTTGGTTTTTATGCTACTGCCTTCGTCAATGCGCCACCTGTAAAGGTAAGTGATGTCATTGCCATTTCTCCGACACCACCCGCAACAGGCGTATGCGCTGCCAAGAATGTGTCTGCGACTGTGTAACTCGGGTTCGTTGCGCTAACAGCACTTGATGTTGGTTTGATAATAACTGTGGTTTGCGTACCAACCAAAGGATAAATGGTGGCTTCAACTTCGCTAGCTGCAAAGTCTTGCATAAACGAAATTTCAACTGACACGTTCTGCAAACCGCCTACAAACTTGTGTCCTGTTGAACCGAAGGTTGTTGATTCAACCGAGTCAATTTCATAGTTAAGCGTGACGCTGTTTGCTCGGTCGCTTAAATCGACTGAGTTGATAGTGATTGATGCGTTGGTGAGAACGAGTTGAGCCATGGTTATTTGTCACTTTCCTTGAAATCTGTTTTTGCTGTTTTGTTGGTAACTACTTCCAGATGCCCGCTATCTACAAGAGCGTCAATGTTCAAACCGTTTAAGGCTTCATCGGAAACTATGCTTCCGAGTTCACCTAGCGATGTTCTGTTGCTTGCGATTTTGTATTGAGCCATAACTTGATGTTACTCCTATCCGTGTACGAGAAGTGTGATTTCTATTGCTAAATATTCTGCTTCGCCGATAGCAAGGGTACGAATATTTGCGCTTCGGGAAACGACAAGGGTTTTTGCTACACCGCCAAGAGTTGTATCGGCTTCTAACGCTGTGCGGATTGAGCCAGCACCCGAATAACTCAAATATGTGTCAAGGCTTGCTTGGGCGGTACGGTCAGAAACCCGACCGATAATCGTCATAACCGTGATGTTGAACCGCACATCACCGCCACTAAAAGCACCGTGATATTCAACGCTGTCTAGCTGTGGGAAAGCCGATGGTGGGTTGATGTTGTCCGGTTGGAAATCGAATACTCGTAGCCCTGTAATTGTGGCAAGGCTGTTCTTTACACCCGTCATTACCTGCGAAACGGTTGCAGGCATTAGGCAATCGCAATCAGACGATACGGGGTGAGCATTTCTCGCACGTCAGGGTCAACTGCACGCACCGAGATACTGCCCATTTCACCGAACCCAGCAACGCCTAGAGGGCTGTTATAGCGTGAGAACAACCGAAGCGACATAATCAGACAGGCTTCACGAATATCATCAGGAACTGAAGGCCATCCGTACACACCTTCAATCTGAATGCCAGGCATCGGCGGGTCAACAACAACTGGGTAAGCCTTCGCACCGATAGCAACAGCCGACCTGTATGGGCGGTTTTGCAAAACGACATTCAAAGGTTCAAGCCGATAGTCGGTTCCAGCAGTCCATGTTGTTTCAAAGTTGCCGTCACCGTCGTCGTCGGTTTTAAACGAGATAACCGATACAAGGTCTGATACCGCAAGTTTATAAAGGTTGTAAGAAATAGGTCCAATTAGGTTTGTGTCGGTCAAATACCATTGGACTGTGGCTGTTTTCTGATAAAAGAACCGACCCGTGTAGCCGTCAATTCGACGTGACGCTGCTTCAATACAGTTTTCTAAAAGGATGTCATCGGTTGAATCGGTGATTCGGGCTGCCGATTTGACTTCTGCGAGGGTGCAATAGCCGTTAGTTATCGCCATTGTCGGCTACCCGTTTCCGCTTAACCATCGGTTCAGAGGCGGTTTCAACTGGGTGTGTAACTGACGCAACTTCTTTAGGCGCAAGATACTTTGAATCGTATCCGACTTCCCGCAACGCTTCATCTACCGAAGCAACACGCTTAGGGAGATTGCGTGCGATATATCCTGCTCGCTCTACGAGTAAGGCTTGGATGTACGGGGTTGTCATTTTTTCTCCTTAGTTAGGTGGCGGGGTGAGATTGTAAGCGGACTACAACCCCACCCCACGCCTGTTAATCGTTACTAGAAGGTCGGGGTGACCAAGCCAGTTCCGTTGATTTGTGCCCATGCATTTGGGTAACGGTTTGCGGTGAACGCCGTGTAGCCATAGACAATCATGGTGATGTCAAGTTCGGCTGCCTTTGGCTGTTCAAAGCGCAACATCATTGGTTCTCCAGTGCCCTGTTCCCAGATGTGGAGTTCCTGCAAGTTACCAACATAGATGGTGTCTTGGTTGGTGCCTGCGCCTTGTGCGGTGCTTACGTTTGCATCGGTGATTACTGGCAAGCCTGCAATCGAGTATCCGCTGTTGCCGTACTGCACCGAGCCTGCGCCAGTTGCTACTGGGTTCAGACCGTATGGTGTTGGTACTGCAAGCGGGCGACCGGTTGTGTCGGTAGCTGCCAAGATGAACGCCAAACGACGTGGGTGCATGATGATTGCGTTTGGACCTGCAAAGAAGGTTGTTTGTACCTTCTGTACTGCATCCAACAACTTCGGATACAACTCTGCAACCGTTGGCGAAGCGTCAGTGTAGGTAACCGACTGTCCTGCAGAAGCAAGAAGTTCAGCAACCAACTGTGCGTCAACACTTGTGTGGTAAGCCGATACAAGGTCAGCCATAACAAGGCTGTCGATGTTCGTTCCACGCTCAATTGACTGACGGCTCACGTTCTGTTGACCGGCTGTGGTGGTGATGTTGATGTCCAACTTGGTGTCGTCCATGTTGGTTTCTTGCACCGATGCACCTTCAGTTTGTACTGCAACGGCTGTTCCAGTCGTTACCTTAGAAATGCTGATGGTCAAGCCCTGTGCAGGAATTTCGTGCTTACGTGCACGGTCTGCTACTGGACGGCCTGCACGAGCGTAAGGTGCTGCCAATTCAGTCAAGTACTGAGGAACGATAAGTCCAGCAAAGTTTGCTGAAGTTACATCTCGTCGTTCAACTTTTTCTTCCTGCATGTGGCGTGCAATACGCTGGTTTGCTTCCCAGTCGTTGTTGAATTGTGCACGGAACGCATCAGCAACGAACGAGTGACCGCTCTGCTGTGTGTAGGTGCGTGCTTCACTCTTGACTACTGCTGGTGCAGTTTCACGAAGTCCACGCTCTTCACGTGCTTTCGCTGCTTCTGCCGAGCGGGCTTCAAGTGTTTCGTGGTGACTGATGCTTTCATCGAGTGCTTCTGCGTCTGCAAGAGCCTTTACGATTTCTGCATCTTCATCGGTTGTGAGGTCACGCTGTTCAACGACAGCCTTCTTCACAATTTCATCAGCCTTCTCAACAAGTGCTGAGCGCTGTTCTTTCAGTTTATTTGCGTATGACATTTTGTCTCCAATGTTCGGTTTTTGTTTTTGTTCCCGAGTGGAAGGCACAGTGCTCAGGCGACTGTCCTTACGGCTGACGGTATTTTTGTTGCGCTAGCCGTACTTCCGCTAGTCGTAAACGACTTGGTGCGATTGGTGCAACAACTTGATTGTAGTCTCTGCTACGAATTTCTGCAACAGTATCTTCGTAAGCAGGGAAGGTCACAACAGAAACATCGTAAAGTTGGACTTCACGCAATTCTCTAGTGGAACGGGTTTCGTCCCACGCATCTTTTATCGCACGAAAAGCGAAAGACATTTGCGACATATCGCCACGCTTCATTGCGGAAATAACTCTTGCCGAATCAGGGTTAGCTGGGTCAAGGTTTGCTTCAACCATAAGTCCACGCTCGTCTTCTTCAAGATACAAAGTTCCTGATTTTGTTCGTGCGAGTGGAACGCCAACATGGTCAATAAGCAGACGCACATCTGCGCCGTCTTTCAAAGTTTTTTGGAACGCACCTTTGCGAACATACTCTGTGTATGGCAACGGTTCAGAAGGTGAATCAAATATTGCTGCATAACCAGTAAGTGTGTTGCCGTTACCGGTGGCACGCAATTCGAGATTTGAGTATGCGATTACTCGTTGTTCGTTCGCTTGTGGAACGCTTACCCAACCAACTGTTTGTTCTTCCATTTGACCTGCCTCAATTAGACCTAACGGTAAGTGTAATCATAAGCGTTTACTCTTTGGAGTATTTAGGGTGCTCGGGGTGAAGTAAATCGTTGTCGGTAACATACTTCGGATTTTCAGGTCTGCCAGTACGGGCAAGAGTGAGGAACGCATTTACTCGTGCCATAGCCCACGCTGCACGTGAAACACCTGGGCGATGCGAAGTGGAATAAGCCCCAGCACCCCTACGCCAAACTGCTTTCAACGCACCTAAACGAACCGTTGTCCAAACAGGTCTATCACCGTCACGCATTTTCTTGTTGTGTTCAGATGCCTTTGTTTCTAAGGCTTTTTCGGTAGAAGCGTCAAGGTCAATACCGCCCATTTTTCCTTCGGCAGAACCCTTCGGGTTTTCATCAGAACCTTTGATTTGGTCTTTAGGTGGTGCAGGTTCGCTAGCTGCACGGTCTTCTCTCTCTTTGTCTAATCGTTCAACCAACCTAATCGCATAATTCATAGCCCGTTCCGCACTCGATTTAGATGGACCGCTTCCCCAAAGTAAATGTGCGACTAGACCTGCACCCGGATAGCCGGGGTCATTTGTGTTTTTGTTTTTCGGTGCGTCTAGGTCAACCATGTGACGGGCAATCCACGGACCTATCTTTCGCCATTTTTGTTCCGATACTTGACCGCCAGCCATTTTGTTTGCATCTTCAATGGTTTGTGCAACAAGGCCGTCACCGCCGTATCCCTCTTTGTGAAGTTTTAGTCCACGTCGGGCTGCGCTACGCATGAATTCTGGTGGCGCTAAAGAGATTGCCCGTTCTTCATCTTCATCTTCCATTTCTTCTTGAACGACTTCTTCCTCGTCGCCAATATTCTGTTCGCTGATAATCCAATAACGGCATAACCCCATCGGGCTTACTTTGCCATCAACAATCTCGCATTTACCGCTTCCCGAATAGAACACACATTGAGCGCAACTAATTCCTCGTTTAGCGTTCGGCGAGTTCTGCTGATAATCGCATCCGTCAGGTCCAACGCCCTGCGTAAATTTTCCGTAGTGTTCGGCGAGGGCTTCAAACATTTCGTAGAGGTCGTATTGGCGGATGGTAAGTCCAAGTTCATCGTCTTCTTCCTCGTCTTCTTCTTCAATTTCTTCTTCGGGTTCTTCCTCAAAACTGATTTCGACAGCCCGCTTTTCATCAGCGACCGTCCATCCGTCTTTCCATTTGCCGTTAATAGCAACTTCGTCCAACGGTATAGTGAATTTTTCTTCTCTATCTATTGGCATAAATACTCCTTACGGGTAATGGCGGTTCACCCTTGCGAACTCCCTGACTGACCAGTTCAACTGTAATGTATTTCCCGCCGTCTTTCTGCCCACGAATACTCGTCACCCTCATGGTCAATCCTGCAGGAAGCAAAATTTCATCTTCGCTAGTGTACTTAGACACTTTTCTTACCGACATGCCTTTAGTCCCTTTAGGCAAAACGGTTTCTATCGTTGACGAATTAGTGCCAAATGGATTCCTTTTGGCGGTTGAAAAAGACTGGAAAGCGGGGTCATAGATTTCGTCACCGACCTTCAAGTCCTGAGTTTTCATATTTACTCGCCTACTCACCGCAACATCTTGTGATAACTCACGAGAAGTAAGGGTCTTATCAAGTTTGGCAATCTGCTTTGCCTGCTGTTGTTCGTAAGCACTATCCGCTTTCGGCTTACCAAATTCATCAAGGTCTTTATGGTCGTTGCGAAGTTTCGTGTTTACGCCAGAATAACCAGAACCCGTGTATCGAACTACCGCTGCTTTTTCACCCGCCATTAAAGGCTTTTGACCTGCGTTTACATCTTCGTGCAATTGATATGAACCTATTGCGTTTTGCTCATCAAACTTTTTGTTTATTTCCCTTACTGCGCTAGCGTCGCCAGTAATTTCTCCTTCAGGGGAACTAAGTTTTATCCCACTTGAAACTGGCTTCGCCGACACGGGCTTAGCGGATACAGGCTTACTACTTCCAGCTACTTTGTGTTTGGCTTGACCGGTAGCAAGATATTTGCTGCCACCTTCCAAGTCCTCAATCGACCCTTGTTGCGCTTTGCCTTTACCGTTAGGTGAGTACTTACCTTTGCCTTCAGGGTTGCCGTTGTATTGTGGGTTTGCAAAGAAATTGCCAGTCTTGCCCGACAGCACATATTCCGAGTTCGGGTTTACGCCCTTGCTGGTTACGTTGTTCGGGGCTGACTTAACTTTGCTTCCAGGCTTGTCTCCCGCCTTGTAGGTGCCACCCTTTTTGATAATGGCGGGGGTAGGGGCTGAACCGCCACCGTCGTCGCTACCGCCAGTAGAAAGGAACTTGCCGTCAGGTCCACGTGGCTGGTCTGCGCTGAATGCACGACTGGCAACCCGTAGGTGTGACCACCACACTTTTAGTCCGTATCGGGTGTAAGTACTTGAATGTCGTTCGTTCCAGATGCAACAACACCGTAAAGAGTTTCCTTGCTTGGAACAAAAAATTCTTGTGATTCACCGTTGCCGATATGAAATCCAGTTGATGTTGCAACGCTTCCATTCCCAACATATATTTTTGCACCGCCAGAATTGTGGATATAACACCAGCGAGCAATATCGTCTGAAGCAACAATAAGGGTTGGTGTTGTTCCAACGCTTACAACAATAGATTTCATATACCCAAATCCTTTTCAGGTGGGAGTGCATCTGTGCCGATACTTGGGGTGGTTGTTGGTGCAACAAAGTTGTCGCCACCTTCATACGGTTCCAAGCCTTCAATTTCTCGTGCCTCGTTAGGCGACAAAGTACCGCTCTGAATTTGTATCTGTTGTGCACGGACACGGGTGAGCAGGTCGGCTCGTTGTAGTTCGTCTGCGTCAAAGCGAACAACAATCGGGTAAGGGAACAGTTCAGAAAGTGCGTCTTCTAATCTACGCATCCAAGGCAGAAGTGTGTGACGAACAAAGTTGATTCCGGCTGCTTCCACATTTT